AGTAAAAGATGTAGAAAAGATACAGAAAATCACTGAATTACACGAACAGCGAGACACTTTATCGTGCCGGTTAATTTTGGAACTTTTAGACACTTACATTTTCGAAGCCAGATTGCTTAATGATGTCATTTCTCCTGCTGATTTGCCATGGAATCAGGGTAAAATTGATGCTTGGTTGGTGTTAAAGAAGCACATTGAAGTTGGTGTGGAAATGCCAGAATTGAAGAATACACCTAAAAATCTTGACAAACGGGGAAATTAAGCGTATATGGCTGACTCAGAAGATATAAAAGAAACAATTAAGAAGTTTGAAAGGTATTCAAAAGTTCCTATACATCCGAAAAAAGTGGAGTTAGACCGCAATGAAGTAATTGACATTATAACAATTATAGAAGGGTTTAAGCGTAAACTGCAAGCAGAATTGAAAAAACAGGCTTAACTCTCAATTTACACACGAGAACAAAGGCGACATTAGGGATGAAATATTCTCTTTTGCCGCCTTTTTTATTTTTAGGGAAATTTGACGAAAGGAGAAAGATTATGGCTGATAAATCCGTAGATAAGGGGACGGAACTTGAGAAAATAGCAGAAGCTAATGCTATACAGGATGAAGTGTTTTCTGAGGCATTTGATATCGCTGAAAAAGGTATTGGAGGCAAATCTGAGGAAGTTCCAGATAAAAAGACCGATGCCGATAAGAAAGATGATAAAAAGGCCGATAATCAAGATGTCGATTTGCACCAAGAAGACAAAGGTGCTGATACTGCTGATAAGAAAGATAAGTCTGATAAATCTGCAGATGCCAAAGACAAGGTTGATGCAGATAAAGACAAATCATCTGATGATAATAAGTCTGATGACGCCACTTATGAGCAGAAATGGAAATCATTAAACGGAATCCTGAAGAGTACAAAAACTAAATTTGAGAATGAAATAGCTCAAGTTACTGCTGAACGCGACACTCTCAAGAAAACGGTCGAAGATCTTTCCAAAAAGAAAGAAGATAAGAAGGATGCCGATAAAGATTCAGCGTCCGAGGATGACCTTACTGCCGAGCAGAAGGCGCTTCTCGAACGATACGATACTGAATTTGACACGGTATCAAAAATGGAAGGTATCAAACGGGAGAAAGAATTAAAGAAACTGGAGAAGAAGATCCGGGCTGATTACGATAAGCGAATTGAAGATCTTCAAACCAGACTTGATTCCAAGGTAAAGCCGATTGAGGAAAGCCTTCAAAAAACTGATGAAAATGAACATTTCAAATTCATCAAATCCGGACATCCTGATTTTGAAATTTATCGTGATGATGGTTCCATCCTTACTTGGATAGAAACCAAACCGAAGTATCTTCAGGATGCATTGAAAAAGACATATAATGAAGGTTCGGCAGCAGATGTAGTGGAGTTAATTACCGACTTTAAACGGGAAAATAATCTGCTGGAAGATAAAAATAAAAATCAGCATTCAGACGATGCAGATGATAAAACAGACAATAAAGATGTAATCGATCTTAATAAAAAACGGCAGGAGCAAAAAGACAAAAAGAAACAGGATTTAACCGGTGTTCCCACCAAGCGTGGGGCAGTTAATGTTTCGCATTCTCCAGCCTCGGATTACGATTCTGCATGGGATGAAGCTGTTAAGAAATAGGGAGGATCTTTCTCATGACAGTTTATGGTGATATAACTCCCAGGACCGCTGCTTATGTGGTCGTGGAACTTTTAAAACGTGCTATGCCTTATCTTTGCCTAGAGAAATTCGGGCAGGCTAAGTCATTGCCAGGAAATAAAACTCAAACGATGACCTGGCGGCGTTACAATTCATTGGCATTGGCAACTACGGCGCTTACTGAAGGTGTAACCCCGGCTGGCAAGAAATTAACTGCAACCGATCTCAGTACCACGTTGCATCAGTACGGTAGCCTACAAATTGCCGTATAAAAACCGACTCTAAACTAACGGGGAAGTCTAAACATGGAACATAAATATTACAATACGGAAGAACAAATTAGAGAATTAACAAATCGTATAGATAATTTGTGTTCTATGCATGATAATCCGAGCCAAGCGGTTCTTATTGCATATTTAGCTGGGATAATTGATGGAGAAGGAACAATTAGAATAAATAAGGTTAAGGCTAAAAAGAATTGGAATTATTCTTATTATTTGCAAATGTCTTGTGGCATGACTTGCAAAGAAGTTCCTGAACTTCTTAAAAAAATATTTGGCGGTAATGTGCGAGAAGAACGTGTTGCTGATGGATATAGATCAATATGGAGATGGGCGTTAACCGGAAGATTTCAAATTTACGTAGTATTAAAGTTATTGAAAACATACTTGATTGTTAAAAAAGAGCAAGTTGCAGTAGCTTTAGATTTTTGTGAAAAATGGAAAAATCCGGTTCGTCATCATCATGTTTGGCTTATAGACAATCAGCAAATATCCCTGCGTGAGGATATGTATTGGAAAATGCGTAAGCTCAATGCAGTTGGAAAGCAGGCGCAACGACTAAACGAGTCTGGCATCCGAGAGGATGAAGCGATAGTCTAAACTTATAGGAAACTATAAGAGGAGAATCCGAAGAGTTTCTCCCGCCATTGAAAGATGGTCAGTAAGTAGAAAATAACTACTGAAAGTAATAGGATGGATTTAGTGGAAATTACCGATGTTATTGTTGATACCCATGAAGATCCGGTTCTGCAGGAAGCTTCTGCAGTAGTTTCGGAACAGGCTGCAAAAACAGTTGAAACTTTGCGTTACAATGTGCTGAAGGCCTGTACCAATTTATTCTATGCCAATTCCGTGGCCGCTCGTACATCGGTAGTTGCAGTAATTGCTCGTGCCGATCAGCGCCAAATTGTTCGTGCTTTGGAACGTCAGGAAGCTCAGTTTATTACTCAGATAGTAAAATCAACACCAAGTTTCAACACGGAATCCATTCTGCCGGCTTTTGTCGGCGTAACCCATGTCGACATGACATCTGACATCCGTGGCCTTACCGGATTTACTTCGGTTGCCGATTATGGTCAGGTTTCCAAGTTCGAAACTGAAATCGGTGCCTGTGAAGATGTCAGATATATCAAATCCACAATCTTTACTCCGTATGCCGATGCTGGATCTACGGTGACTACCGGTAAGCTTACCACAGCCGGCACCAGATGTGATGTGTATCCGGTAATGTACTTCGGTAAAGACGCATACGGCATTGTAGCCCTGAAAGGTAAATTCGCCATTACGCCCATTGTCATCAATCCTGTTCCTTCGAAGTCTGATCCCCTCGGCCAGCGCGGTTCAGTGGCCTGGAAGACCATGCAGGGAACGGTTATTTTGAATGACGCATGGATGGCGGTTTACGAGTGTGCATGTACATCGTAAAGATTTCCCTTGATTTTTAACCACTTATCCCTTATGGTAATTTAAAAAGTGTTTACCAAGGGGGAAACAAGATGGCTAAATTCAAGGGGAAAATTTTAAAGTGGTTGGAATGTGATGATGAATTTAAAGTTTCACCAAATAGGGTTAAAACAGCAAAATATTGTTCTAAGGAATGTGCAGATGTTCACAGACATGATACAACGAGAGTTAATAAAATTGAGAAAAAATGTTTACGTTGTGGAAAGATATTCTATGATCATCCATGCCATGCCAAAAGAAGAAAATTTTGCTCCTATTATTGCGTCAATAAAGACTATGAAGAACGTTGTGGAGGCAGGGGTGATTCGCATTTTTACAATAGGACATTATGGAGAAAACTTCGTAAGGAAGTCCTTGTCCGTGATGGATATAATTGTACGAAATGTGGTTATCACGCTGAAAGATATCTACAGGTTCATCATATTAATCTTCGGCGTATTGGTGGAGATGATGAGGTTGGTAACCTTGTCACTTTATGCAATTCTTGTCATAAAAAGATTCATTGGACAATGTAGATATATTAACATTTTAATTTAGGAGGTCATTATTATGGCTGAGAAATATGCGGGTAAAAAGTTTGATGATCCGACAAAAACTGTTTCGCAAGCAGTCAAAAAAGGATATGAATCTTTTTGGGGTGAGGCACAGCGGCGAGCCCTTA